TACTTTACCTATAGCTTCATTTAGTACTCTTGGCGGTATTAAAGTTGGCAGCGGTTTGTCAGTAAATAATTCTACTGGATTGGTAGAGTTAAACATGCCAGCGGCAAATGAGTATGCCCTTGGTGGTGTTATGGAACATTCTGGCAACGCTGGCCCAATTGCTGTTGCGAACAATGGTTTAATGACCATTAACAATGACGCTATTGTTACAGCTAATATTACGGATGCAAACGTAACTACAGCTAAAATTGCAGACGCAAATGTAACGCAAGGAAAAATAGCAGACCAATCAATTAATGAGGCAAAACTACAAGTTTCAAATGGGCCAACTAACGGCTACATGCTTACTGCACAATCCGGCAATACAGGTGGATTAACTTGGGCGGCAGCGCCTTCTGGTGGCGGCGGTGCGGATTTATATTCAGCTAATGAAAGTTCACCTAGTGCACAGCCTTCAGCTACAGGAACAAATGCCGTAGCTATTGGAGATAGTGCCGTTGCAAGTGGAAATTTTAGTTTTGCAACAGGGAACAGAGATGGCTATCAAACAAATGCAACCCATGAAGCGTCAGTAGCTTTTGCAGGGGGTCAGGCTAGAAAAGAAGATGCTCTTTCTGGGCCTTGGTCGTATGCAAGCGGTTGGGGTTCTTCAAGCATAGGCAATAATAATCGTAGTAGCTCCTATGGCTCAACAGGTGCTTATTTTTCTCACGGAATAGGGCAAAAAACAAAAGCAAGCGGAAACCAATCGTTAGCTTTTGGAAATTATCCAATAAGTTCCGCTAACATGTCGTTAAGTTTTTCCAACTACAGTGAAGCTGTTAAAGATTATTCTACAGCGTTTGGCAATTACGCAAAAACAACAGCAACATATTCTCAAGCATTTGCTAGTGGAAGATTTGCGGCAACTGGTGATGCTCAAGGATGTAAATTTATTCTTCGCAGTGACACTACAGATGCGACTGCTGAAGCTATGACTACAGACAACGGTTCGGCTGGTTCTTCAAACCAAATTATAGCCGCTACTGATACCTGTATAATGTTTAGCGGAACAATCGTGGCAATCCAAAATGGCGCACAGGACCAAGGCGGTTGGGAAGTTAAAGGGCTACTCAAAAACGATGGTGGGACAACTACGTTAGTGAGTTCAAACATTCAGACTTTTGCCGCCGGTAATGGCTGGGCGGTAGCTTTAGCAGCCGACAATACCAACAACGCATTGACAGTACAAGTTACCGGAGAAGCTAGTCACAACATCAGATGGGTGGCGAATATCACAACGGCAGAATGTACCTATGCATAGGAGCAAAAAATCATGGGTGAAATAAATATAGACAATACGGGGTCTGGCGCAGACGTTACGCTATCATCTGATGGTACTAACTTATTATTAGGCGGTAGTGCTATTGGCGGCGGGGGCGGCGGCGGTGCTTCTGCATCAGCCGACTTGTATATTGCTAACCCTAGTTCGGCAACTTCACCAACGGCAGGAGGCACTAATGCAATAGGTATTGGAGATGGGGCAGTAGCTTCGGGAAATGATAGTATAAGTTTTGGGTCTGATTCTACCGCAAGCGGAAACTACGCTATCAGTATAGGTGAAAATGCACTTGCATCAAATACAGAAGACATAGCCATAGGGCGGAACGCTTCATCAACTGGAGAAATAGGTGTTGCAATAGGCCATGATACAAAAACAACAGGCACAGCGGGTATTTCTTTAAACACCTTAAGTCACAGTAGGGGAGCTACTGGCACTTATAGTACAGCTATAGGTTATTGGGCTAAAGCAACAAATACTCGTTCTGTGGCTATAGGGGCATACACTCATTCTCAAGGAACTAATGCTTACGCTATGGGTTGGTTTGCTTCTGTTTATAACATGGGCGATGGTGCTAACAATGCGTTTGCGATTGGTGAAAGTGTAGACGTAAGAGCAGAGAATGCTTTTGGTTTAGGTAAACACACCTACATCCCTACCGTTAAAGGGAAGTATGCTTATTCTTCTTCCAGATTTACCAGTAACGGAGATGCTCAGTCAGGCACTTTTGTACTGCGATCCGATACAACAGACGCAACGGCTGAAGCCTTAACAACAAATAACAGTACTGCGGCTGCAAATAATCAAATAACACTCCCCAACAGCTCTGCTCATGCTTTTCACGGCACTATTATAGCTCGTCAGCAAGCGGCTGATGGAACAGCTTGTGCAGCATGGAAGGTTGAAGGGTTAATTCGCAGAGAAGCTAATGCTAGTACAACAGTCCTAGTCAACAGCGCAATTACAGTCTTAGACAACACACCTAACTGGGGCCTAGCAATATCCGCTGATACTACAAACGGTTGTCTTAAATTACAAGTAACTGGTGCGGCATCAACTGACATCAGGTGGGTCGCTACTATCAACACTTCTGAAGTCACGTTTGCGTAAGGAGCAAAAAAAATGGCAATTACTAACAACATAACACAAGCAGACAGCGAATACGGTATCGCTTTTAACGGGGCTTATTATCGTATTGTAACAGCGTCAATTTCACGGCAGCGCGACACTCCAAAGTTTATGGTGATGATTGACTTGAGTGCTTACGCCACAAACAGCCCAAGTGCTGACACTCGCGAAGTGGATTTCAAACGTTTTGAAGCAGACCTAGACACTATTGAAGCGGCGGCTGGCTCTAAGTTTTTAGACAAATGTTACGCTTGGGTAATGACGCAAATGGCTGGCAGTAGCGCAGCATAGGAGAATAAAATGAGTGTAGTTCTTTCATTACAAGACCAGTTTTTTAGGTCGGTTCAAACTGCTGAAACGGTAGGAACTATCTCAGGCAGTACGCTAGATTTTGATACTGGCAATATTTTTTCTCATGCTCCATCTTCTAACGTAACCTATGTTTTTAGTAACCCGCCAGTAAGCGGAATTGCATTTGGATTTACGTTAAAAATTACACCTTCAGCTACTGTCACACTTACATGGCCTTCTGGGGTTGATTGGGCTGGCGGTTCTGCTCCTGCTGCACCTGCGTCTGGGGCTACTGATGTATATAGTTTTTACACGGTAGATGGCGGGACAACATACTACGGGTTCTTGGCAGGAGCCGCTTTAGCATGAGTGTATCACGTAAACTTCAAATGGGTGCAGCGGGTGCATCCTCTGGTGGCGGTGGTGGTGGAGGTCTTATTATTCCTATTGCTTCATCAAATGCGAGTAATAACTTTTTACACTTTCTTGACACGTCAGACGGTCAAGTAAAAGGCACTTTTCAGTTTGGTCAATACGATTTGCGCTCTTGTGGCTGTTATAGATATGGAGATTACTTGTATGTTTTTCATGGTTATCAATCAAGGAACTGGACTAAAATAGATTTAACTGATTATTCATCAGCGGCAACAGGAACGCTAACTTATGATTTAGGGTTTGGTTATTTTTCACCAATCAGTGCATCTAAATTAATTAGAGTTACTTCTGTTCAAAATAAATTTACTATTTTTGATATGGCAAACGGTACTGAGACTGTTTACACGTATACGGCAGGTGTTAATACTGGTTATGCTCAGACGCACGGAACATTAACATTTTTTGATGTTGGCACGTCTGGAATTACAAACGAACAAGATAAAATCTTTTGGACAGCGGCAACTAACCCAAATTATAACAGTACGATAAACTACGCTACTCTTACAGGTACAAGTATGAGTACGTTTACTGCGATAAGCGGTGCTGGTAATTATTCAAGAAATTATGCTTGTCAAATTGATGTTGATTACGGTTTGATTTGGCTGTTTGACTCACAGATGAAAAGAATTACTAGGTCATCAAATACAGTAACAAGTATTTATCCTCAAAGTTTATCATACGGTGGCAATACTCTTTATTATAGACCGCCACGAGGCTACGATGCTTACGGTTATGCGGGAAATGTAGCTTCAGACACAGGTGTAACATATGGAGTATGGGACCGATGGCCTACTGGCGCGATTGAATTAAGGGTTTGTGCATACGACCCTATATCAAACACAAGTCCTAGCCCTACACATTTGTTTGAAATAACTGGCGGTGGTACTTATTATTACAATGTACCAGAAATGGCTTTTGCTCAAATTAATACAAGCGGTCATATGTTTATAGCTTGGTTTGACCATTCATCAGCCAACAATGCCACAATCAAATCAAGGGTTTATGACGGGTCAACACTGATTGGTTCGGAGATGAGTGATACTGTTTCAAGCAGTTATACTGGTACGTCTCACAACCATAAAATGGGGCCGCTCTGTCAATCGTATTTTGGGTCAATTCAATAGGAGAATAAAGTGTACGTAAAAATTACAAGCGGTAATGTCAGTCAATTTCCCTACACGATTGGACAATTACGCCGCGACAATCCAAGTACTAGCTTTCCGCAAGTAATCCCGATGGATATTCTTGCAAGCTATGAGGTTCACCCTGTTTCAGTAGCTAATGAACCGTCGTTCAATCATTTATCTCAAGCATTGACGAGGAACAGTGCGCCAACCTATGACGGTGCAAAATGGGTAATAAGTTATTCTGTTTCAAGTAAAACAACAGAAGAAACGGCAGCGGCTGTTAGAGTAGAACGTGACGCACTATTAGCAGCATCCGATGTACATGCACTAGCTGACCGCATTACCGACGAATGGAAAGTTTACAGACAAGCGTTGCGAGACTTGCCAGCACAGTCGGGATTTCCTGACGTTGATATGCCAGTAGCTCCTAGCTAATGACGGAGGATCGCGTGGATAAAGCTTTTTCTAAAATTGAGTTTTTAGACAGGCGAGTAACTGTAATTGAGACGGAATCTCGTCTTCAATTTAAGGAATTATTTATTCGTTTAAAACGTATCGAAGGAATTTTAGTGGGCGCTGCCTCGGCCATTATTGTTTTACTTTCTTCGATACTTTGGGGTTTGAACTAAGGCAGAAGGCCAATGGTGCAGAAATACTTGCTGGTGCGGCGCTCGTAAAAGCATCAATTACTGGAATTAAATCTGCTATTGGTGCAGCCAAAGACATTGGCGCAATTACTAAAGATATTGATAATCTGTTTGACGCAACAAAGCAGCTTAAGCGCGACGAAAGACAAGCCAAAGCTACAGGTGCATCTGCAACACAAATTGTTATAGATCAAGAATTAGCAAAAGAAGCCATTAAAGAATGCCAGGCATTAGTGATTGGGCGCTTTGGATTTAACGTATGGCAAGACATTATTAAGCTTCAAAAAGAGCAAGCATTAGAAGCTAAACAAAGGGCCGCTGCGGAGCGCAGAGCCAGAGAAGAAAAGCAAGAAATGGTAGGCGAAATGGCTGTTGTAGGCAGTTCTGTGCTTATCGGGATTTTAATCATAGCGGTTGTTGGAGCCGTGCTTTTAGCAATGAGGTAAATATGACTATAGCAATGGAACGAATACTAGCTTGGAAGCTGTTACCAAGGGCAATGATGATATGCCTCTGTTACGCTTATTTAGACGTTTTAAGCTGGTACATGGACATTCCGCAAGAGGTCGTCACTTCTCAGGCTACTGCGCTTACAGCTACCGTTACAGGGGCGCTTACAGGGGCATTTGCCGTATGGTTAGGACATGAGAAATGATCGGCGCAATTGTGTCCGCTTTTGGCGGGTTAGCTACTTCTTATATTGACGGAAAAACGTCGATCCAAAAAGCTAACGCTGAGATTGCTTTAAAAAAAGCTACCTCGGAAACGGATTGGGAACAGTCTGCAATTTCGGCTTCTGAAAATTCTTGGAAAGACGAACTTTGGACGCTGGTTTTCGTAGCAATTCTAGCGGCAAACTTTGTTCCTTCTTGGCAAGACGCAATGAAAGTCGGCTTTGATAATTTATCCAACTGTCCTGCTTGGGTGCAGTGGGGAATGTACGCCTCAATTGCTGCCAGTTTTGGCTTGAGAACTATGAAAGGCTTTAAAAAATGACAGATAGCAAGGTAGTTCAACTGCCAAAGCAATCCGAATTAGACGAGCAGTTTATCAGTCTTGAAATGCAGCAAAAGCAAATTCAAGAGCAGAAAAAATTAATACAGGAACAGTACAAATGAGAAAAATCAACGAAATCATTGTTCATTGCACCGCTACCAGACCAAGCTGGTACGAAAATAGAGCAATCGACGATGTTGTGTCAGAATTAACCCGCTGGCATGTGGAAGACAATAAATGGTCAGACTGTGGTTATCATGTGGTCGTTGATCGTCGTGGCAACGTAGGGTCTGCTAGACCTGT